GATATGGAGTGGGTGTAATGACTTATCAGATACTAGGTGTTGGCAATAATGCCAAAACAATCAAGGGTGATGGCTCTGAATATGTGACAGCTATCCGCTATCTCAAGCCGTTCAAGACCATGTTCAAGGGCAAGGTGCATAACCTATGTGCTATGGCTGAGACAGCCAAGTGCCATGTCGGTTGTCTCAATACGGCAGGGCGTGGTGCCATGAACGCTGTGCAACGTGGCAGGGAACGCAAGACTATGTGGATGCTGTCTGACCCTATCGGGTTCTATGATGCCTTGAACAAAGACATTGAGACATTCATTCGCCGCCAACTCAAGAATGGCATCACGCCTTGCATACGGCTTGGTGGCACAGATGACAAGGGTGACGCTATGAAGCTGGCACCAAACTATCCTGATGCACAATTCTATGATTACACTAAAGTAATCAAACGTGCTTATCAGAAATTGCCTGACAACTATCACATCACCCTGTCATACAGCGAAGCTGATATGAAGTATGCTGATGCTGTGGTCATGGCTGTGGTCAAGACAGGTGTAAACATGGCTGTGGTATTCCGTGACAAGCTACCTGATACATTCCGTGGCTTGCAGGTGATTGACGGTGACAAGGATGACTTGCGCTTCCTTGACCCGAAGGGTGTAGTCGTTGGCTTGATTGCCAAGGGCAAAGCTAAGAAGGATACGTCAGGCTTTGTGATTGACACGGCTTAACCTCTTATGTATATCTTATGTAACATATATACTGATACTTTAGTGAAGTATATATTGTTACTTAGATATACTAGACAAGTCCAATGTTGGACTAACGGAGATTTAATATGTATGAGAAAATTCACTTAGGTCATATCGTTATTCTTGTGTTAGCTATCACACAAGTTGTAGACATTATTCAGTACGCACTTTCATAGGAGAATTGACAATGCGTATCAGACCTATCAATCCTGTGGCGAAGGCAGTGGCACAGTCACGTCGCAGGACAGCCGTTGTGCCAGACAAGACTAAATACAATCGTAAAAAGGATAAGCACGATGCAAATCAAGCTAGAAAAGATGAAGTCGTTAAAGACTAAGCCACGCAAAGCAAAGCGTGATGATTGGAAACGTAACCGCAAGGTGCAGGTTCGCACAAAGCGTATGATGCAGGAGCAAAGCTATGGGTAACTTAACTTGGAATGAAGTAGCACAGATAGAGATTGACAAGCGGTACATGGATATGTATGGCCTGTCACAGCTAGACATGGAAGACATGCTGCACGAAGAAATGCCTTGCATGTTGGCTATGTCTATCCTATCTGATGCACAACATGTTATGTCGTATGACCAAGAACAAGCACGACAGTTTATCAATCGTGCCAAGTATGTCATTAGACATATTAAGTCCAATGTTGGACTAGAGACTACCCTGACTACTAACACACTAACCAACCAATAAGGAGATATTATTATGACAACATTCAACATCGAGAACACAATCAAAGCTGGCACATACTTCAAGCGTACTACAGGTAAGAAGGGACAGGTGCAGGGCAGTGCTGAATTGTCTGCTAAGTTCCGCAAGGTAGAAGCCTTGTATCTGGAGTTGCATGGCAAGCGTATGGGGCGTGAAGCCTTCTACGATATGTGCCTCAAGTATGCTCGTGCTACAAAGGCAGATGTTGGTGGGTACATACAGTACATGGCACAGGACATTGCTGGCATCTTCCTCGACAAGATGCACAAAGAGATTGGCAAAGAGGTGCGCCTCAACCGCCAACGCAAAGAGCAACGCAAGAATGGTATCACGATCCACTTGGGTACACATGAACTGTATACTGTAGACTTAGCTAGAGCCAAGACTGGCAGAAAAACACAGAAAGCAGCATGAGTAAGTGGATTTGCTACGAATGTGGTGGCACGAATGTGTGGGAACGCTCATGGGTTAGTGCCAACCGCATCTCATGGATGCTGGTGTATGATGAAGATGTATACACAGACTATGAAAAACCACGCAGTCGATGTGATGATTGCAACAAAGACGTTGAACTGATTAAAGGAGAATCATAATGTATTGGGAAGTTGGAATCAAAATGGATGGCATCAGTGGTGTGTACAATGTACACCCACAGCCACTTGACCAGCCTGTGTGGAATAGCGCAGTTGAACATGCACTTGACATGGCACAGGCATTGTATCCACAGTCACACATTGAACTTGAGTTCGTCAAAGAGTTTGACGGTGACTAATTGTGTGACTGCACTGTGCGTATACAATCAGATGCCGTGGGACAGTGTGTTCATTGGCGGTTATCTGGTTGTATCTGTAGTTGGAATATGTTATATAATGTACAAACTGTTTAAGGATGGAGATTGACGATGCCTAAATATTTAGTGCGAATAGACGCAGTGATTGAAGTAGAGGCAGAGGATGAAACAGAGGCAGAGATTACTGCCGCACAATGCTTTGACTTTGGTAGCGCAGACTTTGAAGTAGAGGAGATTGACAATGTTTGACCCAGATAAAACATACGGCGTACTGGTATGGGATATGCCTGTAGCTGTATGGGATGACGATGCGGATGATTACATTCGTAATAAAGATGGTAGCATCAAGCTATTTGAGATACCAAACTACGACTACTCGTACATCTGTGATGGTATAGATGTGGATGACTTATGGGAGCGTGACAAGGGAGATGACTACGATGACTGACAATTACGACAGCGGCTTTGACCTAGTACTATCTGACTATGAACGTGGATATCTGACTGCCTACTATGACACAGTAATTCTTCAAGACATGGCTAATTGCTGTGATGAAGATTGGTACGGCATCCAGATAGGTGACAGAATGTTTGACTTGAACGCATGGACAGATGAGGACACAGGTAGTTTTGTCTGCACAGTCTACGAGTGCGATTGGGATGGCACACAGAACAACTGGAAGACTAACTGCCGCCATAGCTGGACACTGACAGAGGAGAATGATGATGCCAATACTTGAATTACAAGACGATGAGATTGCAATCGTATGGTCTGTTGAGGATGTAATGATGGAGTGTGACTGGCTCACAAGAGAACAGGCACTTGAGGTGTTGCACAACTTAGACCACAACCACGATGCCACTATTGGTATCAATTGGGAAGTCATCTATTACAATGCACAGTGGATGTATCCAAAGGAGAATGAAGATGCTATTGCATGAATTTTACAGTGACGAAGATTGTAGCCGTGGTGATGGCAGTTACCGCAAAGCGACTGTCTTTGTTGAGCCTGATGGTAGCTATACTGTGTACATGATGCAGGATGGTGCTATCATTGAGGAACGTAACATACAAGGACACAGTGAGGTGTATGCCGAAAACTGTGCAGAGAACTGGGTATTGGGAGTAATACGATGAACTGCTGGCACTGTAACACCCAACTAATATGGGGCAGTGACCATGATGCAGAAGCGTATGGGTGTGAAGATACCTATGCAATGGTGACTAACTTGCACTGCCCTGACTGTGGCTGTGATGTATATGTATACTTACCAAAGGAGAATGACGATGCACGAGGAACTACCACTTGACCATGAACCTAGCCTAAACCATTGGGCTAAGTGTATTGCTGATGATGATATAGCTACTGGCTATCATGCCAATTGGGATTATGCCTATGAACAGGCGTGGCATTGGCTTGATACTGAGTATAATTACAACTTTGATGAGGATGATTGCAGATGAATAGATATTATGTAGAATGGAAAGTAGATGGTAGTGAAACTTTTACAACTTATATTTACATTAAAGCATATAGTGTAGAGCAAATACGAGACATGCTTAATGAATATGACATAGTCGCAATAGATATAACAGATTAGGAGACACACATGAACAGATTTATCATTGAAGATAACCCCGATGCCATAGCACGGTCACTGTGTGATCAGCATATTGTCAAGATGCCATTGGAAGAAGCGCAGATGCTATGCACTAGCGTATGGCATCATGCCCCTGACTATGCAGAATCCTGTGGCTTATACAAGCCTGTGCATCAGAAGCATCCTTGCACCTTGTGGGCAATGGAGACACAGGCTAACTACAAGTATGCCTTCAAGCTGTATGACGCTATGCTGCGTGACTATAGCTGGCGGTATGGTAAGGTGCATGGCTCAAGCAAACATTGGGGTTCCCTTTGGAACGGCAGACACCTGATACCCGCTGGCGATATTACACCACACCCACAGTGTTTCAGTGGACACGATGACTGCAAGACAAATGAGGAGTGGCCTATCATGGCGTACCGTGCGTTCTACAAGGTTGACAAGACTGCCTTTGCACGGTATAACAAGGGAAGGAGTATGCCGGAATGGATGCAGTAGTATTTATATTTGTAGTGTTACCACTACTAGCTTTATTGTAAAGGAGATGATACATGGCTAAGAAACTAGAGAACATGACACAAGATGAACGTATTGCCCATTGGGAGAAAGTGCGTGAAAAGGATAAACAACTACGGCAAAATGCTGTGAATGGGTTGCAGCCTATGCAACAAGCGGCTTTGTATAGTATAGACAGCAAGTTAGATACCTTCCTTGAGACAGCACTTTACCCAGAAATGGGTGGCATACGTGCTGTGTCAGCGTTTGACTTACAAGAGTTGAGTGACGCATGGGAAACTTTACGACACCAATTCAACCTGAAAGGAGAATAGATATGCCATTAGAATACATCCCTGAGAACCTCGACTTTGATGTAACCTTTGAGCCTACTCGTGTAGCTGACAAGAAGTATGTCATTGATGGCAACACTGGCGAACCTATTGCTATCGTAGGCAAGGACTTCACCTGTGCATCACATGGTGATTTCTTCCGTGACGTTATGTCAACTGTGACGGACAACCTGACTGATGAGCAGACAGACGGTGCGTCTATTGTGTGGCGTGATGCTCACCGCAATGGCTGGGCTATGATGGACATGACCCTGCCTAACATGAAGCATACCATCGTGACACCAAAGCATGAGACTGAGATTGCACAACGCATCATCGCACTGCATGGTGTGGATGGGACGTGTTCAAATACTGTGTTGTTTGGTGCTATCGACTTCTTCTGCACCAACGGTATGATTCGTGGTGAGCATGACAAGGTACGCCGTAAGAACACTAGCGGCTTCAGCCTTGACCGATTCATCACACAGTTGGGCAAGTCAAATGATGACTTCACTAACTACCATCAGCAAATGCAACGCTGGGCGAACACCCCTGTGCTTGTGAGCAATGTCAAAGCTATGCTTGAATCACTGCTCAAGTCTGACCGTACAGCAGACAAGATGCTTACCTTGTACAACCAAGAAGCTGGTGTGCGTGGTGAGAATGCATGGGCATTGTACTCTGCCTTCACCAACTATGCCAGCTATGCTGATGAGCGTAATGGCTTCAAGCTGCGTAACACTGGCGGTGATACCAACGCTGTTAACATGTTCAAGCGTGAGCATGAAGTGTCACAGTGGATTGAAAGCAAGCAGTTCAAGGAGTTGATTGCAGCATGAACACTGTAAAACATCTTGTGGATAAGTACTATAATTCCAATGATTTCAAGATGTTACGAAGCAGAACTAAGAAAGATTATAAATACTTTCTTGGCATCATGCTAGATGATTTTGGCTCTGTGAAATTTTGTGAACTCACAAGTAAGCAAGCCAAACATGCATACGAAGGCTGGGTTGAGCGAGGCATTAGCCTTGCCAACCACGTCTGTACTGTGTCATCTATTCTGTTTCGTTACGCTATTGACATGGAGTATGCTACAGTCAATCCCTTTGCCAACGTCAGGCGCAAGACACCACCACAACGCAAGGTTGTGTGGACAGAGGATGATGTGCGTCAATTCCTTGACACTGCCTATGGTGAGTTTCAGTGGCGTAGCATTGGCCTGATTGTACACATGGCATACGAGTGGTGCCAGCGTCTAGGTGACATGCGTCTGCTGACGTGGGATAACATAGACTTGGAAGAACACAAGCTATATCTTGAGCAGTCTAAGCGTAGGGCAGAGGTGACTTTGCCTATCGAAGATGACTTGCTTGAGATGCTGACACAACAGGAGCAGGACTTTGGCTTTCAACAGTACGTTGTTCCCCGCACAACGCCCGTACAGGGCGAGTACCACCCGTACAGCATGGAACGTCTGTCCAAAGCTGGAAGGGCTGTCATGCGTGAAGCTGGGCTGTCTGAGGAACTACGCCTGATGGACTTGCGTCGTACTGGTACAACACAAATGGTAGAGGCAGGTGTACCTATGGGACAAATCATGTCGGTTACAGGACACAGTAATCCACAGTCAGTAAAACCGTACATGAAAAATACATATGCCAGTGCAAATAGTGCCTTGACAGCACGTAAGTCACATGGTAAAAGCACTTAACTGCCGCAACGAAAGTGAGTATATAATGAATAATATATATAACATTATAAGTGATATAGATGTACCCAATGGACAGACTAAACGTATGAACTGTCCTAATTGTGGTGGGTACAAGACCTTCACTGTTACTAACAACATGGGTAGCCTTGTGTGGAATTGTTACAAGGCATCTTGTAATGTAAGTGGCGGCAACCGTGTACATCTCACAGTGGATGACATACGGTCAGGCATGGGTAACGTAGCTGAGTTTGCTGATGAGACATTTGATATGCCATCGTATATCATACCGCATAGAAACAAGCGTACTGTGCTTGCCTTCTGTTACCAGTACAAGCTAGACCCAGATGACTTGGGTGTGATGTATGATGTGAAGGATGACAGGATTGTATTTCCTGTAGTGCATGACGGTGTGACCGTTGATGCTACAGGCCGTGCCATTGGTAAGCGATTACCTAAATGGAAACGATATGGAAAAAGTGGCTTGCCTTACACCGTTGGGTGTGGTAAAGTCGCAGTTGTTGTTGAGGACTGTGTGAGTGCAGCCGTGGTTGGTGGCAAATCCTTTGTCGGGGTTGCGATACTTGGTACATCTCTACAAGAGTCGCATAAAGGGTATCTCGCACAGTTCTCAACAGCCGTAATTGCATTAGACCCCGATGCACTACCCAAGACTTTGCAGATGGCAAAGGAACTACGTGGTCACGTAAACGATGTTCGTGTACTACGCTTGAATGACGATTTGAAATATCGTAACCCGACAGATATGGAGAACTTATATGGAATTATCAATCATTAGAAGCCTAATGGATAAGTCATTCTATGATGACCATCGTGGTAGCAAATGCCCACCACGCTTGTTCAGCAAGGATGCACGTAAGATTAAAGAGGCTATCGACACAGCTATGGATAGGTATGAGCGTACTGTCACACCCGATGAGGTTGAGGCATTGTTCATGGCTAACAATCCTACACTGACTACAGCACAGAAGCAGGGCTACTCATCTATGTTCTCTTCTATCAAGCGTGAGCAGCCAATGGGTAGTGACATAGCACAAGAGGTGCTGTCTAAACTATTCCAGCAGGTTGTTGGCGAGGACGTTGCTAACATAGGCTTCGACATGGTGAATGGTGACAGTGCCACACTTGAGAAGCTACGCAACTTACTTGAGCGTTACGGTGATGACTTCATTCCTAACCTCAACATTGAGTGGGATGACATCACGATTGAAACCCTCATGGCAAAGGCTGAGTTGGAAGCCAAGTGGTCTTTCAACATACCATCAGTCACTCGTAAGGTGGAAGGTGTGTCTGGTGGTCAGCTTATAGAAGTGGGTGCCAGACCCAACACAGGCAAGACATCCTTCCACGCCAGCTTGATTGCTGCACCGGGTGGGTTTGCACATCAGGGTGCCAAGTGTATCATCTTGTGTAACGAGGAGCCTACTCACCGTGTCGGTGCAAGGTACTTGACTGCTGCTGCTGGCATGACTGCACGTGAGGTGCGTGACAACATAGGCAAGGCCAAGGCACTGTATGAGCCTGTGATGAATAACATCAGGATTAAAGATGCAGGTGGTCGTGACATGGCATGGGTTGAATCAGTCTGCAAGGCTAACAACCCCGACATCCTTGTGCTTGACATGGGTGACAAGTTCGGTGTGGCAGGTAACTATGCCAGACCCGATGAGGCACTCAAGGCTTGTGCTATCTATGCACGGCAGATTGCCAAGACATACGACTGTGCTGTATTCTATATGTCACAGTTATCTGCAGAGGCAGAGGGTAGGTCACAGCTTAATCAGTCTATGATGGAAGGCTCACGTACAGGCAAGGCTGCGGAAGCTGACTTGATGATACTGATTGGCAAGTCGCCTAGTGTGGAAGGCCAAGAGGAAGACAGCCCATTGCGTCACATCAACATCGTGAAGAACAAGCTGAATGGCTGGCACGGTATGGTGAACGTAGAACTTAACTATCAGACTGCGAGGTACGAAGGATGAGGAAACAGTTTAGTGAAACCTTGCACGGCAAGCATGACAAACCTGCTCGTGTTCGTACTATGGAGTACATGCAGATACGAGGCTACGAGATATGGGAGAACCCTAATACATATGGACAGGACTTGATTGCGGAAGGCAGCAAGGGTAAGTTCTATGTGGAGTGCGAAGTCAAGACAGTATGGAGTGGCTCAGTGTTTCCGTATGATACACTACAGCTACCTGAACGTAAGTCTAAGTTCTTTGACAAGCCTACCCTGTTCTTTGTATGGAATAAGGAACTGTCTGATGCACTTATGTTTAAGTCGGAAGACATTAAAGACTTGACACCAGTAGAGGTATCTAATAAATATATAGCTTCTGGCGAGATGTTCTACCAGATTCCATTAACCCTGACAGGAAGAGTAAGGATGAGCAAATATGAAACTAACACTTGATGTAGAGAACACGACTACCAAACGTGATGGTAAGCTACACCTTGACCCCTTTGAGCCAGAGAACTCATTGACTATGGTAGGTATGCTAGACGATACAGGTCGTGAACATCTTATATACTTTGACCATAATGACATAGAGCCTACACCATATGGTCATGGTGTCGTTCAGAACGAACTGGACAAGGCTACGGTGCTTATCTGTCACAATGCTGCACACGACTTGTTGTGGCTGTGGGAGTCAGGCTTCAAGTATGATGGGCCTGTGTTCGATACAATGCTGGCTGAGTATGTGTTGCAGCGTGGTATCAAAGAGCCGCTGTCTCTTGAGGCTTGTGCAGAACGCTATGAGTTGGACACGAAGAAGCAAGATACATTGAAGGAATACTTCAAGCAGGGCTACAGTACTCGTGACATACCACATGATGAGTTGTCGGAGTATCTGTCTGCTGACCTTCATGCTACGCAGCAACTTGCTGATAAGCTGATGTATCGTTTGAATACACCAGCAGACAGTGGCCTACGTGGTACAGTAGACCTGACTAATCAGGTAGCTGTATGCCTGTCACGTATCTACCAGCGTGGCTTTGCTGTTGACCTATCCAAGTTGGATGAGGTGCGTGAGGAGTTTGAGAATGAGAAGCGGCAACTGACGGATGACCTACAGGCTCATGTACGTAAGCTGATGGGTGACACACCTATCAACCTCAACAGCCCAGAGCAATTGTCTTGGGTTATCTACAGTCGTAAGGTTATTGACAAGCCGTATTGGGGCAACGCTATTGACCCATACATGGATGATGCCGACTTCCGCAGCTTGATTGCTGGCGGCACAGAGAAGATATACAAGACCAATGCAAAGCAGTGTAGTGACTGCAATGGCACTGGACAGATACGAAAGGTCAAGAAAGATGGAACACCATTTGCTAGAACTAATAAATGTACACGCTGTGATGGGGCTGGTTATCTTCTTATACCTGATGTGGAATTGGCGGGGCTAAAGTTCAAGCCGCCTTCAGCTAAATGGGCAAGTGCCAATGGCTTTAGTACCAGTAAGCAGAACCTAGAGTTACTAGAGTCTGCTGCCAAGCAGCGTGGCATGGATGACGCTGTTGACTTCCTATACAAAGTGCGTAGGCTCAGTGCAGTAGACACGTACCTATCGTCCTTTGTTGAGGGTATCAGTACATACACAAAGCAAGACGGTAAGCTGCATGTACGTTTGTTACAGCATCGTACAGCTACTGGTCGCTTCTCTGGTGCTGACCCCAATATGCAGAACATGCCACGTGGCGGCACGTTTCCTGTGAAGAAAGTATTTGTGTCACGATTTGCTGGTGGCAAGGTAATGGAAGCTGACTTCGCACAGTTGGAGTTCCGTGCTGCAGCCTACCTATCACAAGATGAGGTTGCTATTGAAGAAGTATCTACTGGATTTGATGTACACTCATACACCGCTAAAGTTATTACCGATGCTGGTCAGCCTACGAATAGACAGGATGCGAAAGCGCACACCTTTGCACCGTTATATGGCGCAACGGGTTACGGTAGAACCAAGGCAGAAGCAGAGTACTATACCCACTTCACAGACAAGTACCAAGGGGTTGCCGCTTGGCATTCCCGACTGGCTAAAGAGGCTGTGAACACAAGAAAGATTACCACGCCCAGTGGTCGTGAGTTTGCGTTCCCTGATGTGGTACGTAAGCACACTGGACGTGTCTCACACTTTACACAGATTAAGAACTACCCTGTGCAATCGTTTGCTACAGCAGACATAGTGCCTATCGCATTATTGCACATTGATAGCTTGCTCAAGGGTATGCAATCATGTATAGTGAACTCAGTGCATGACAGTATTGTTATTGACATACATCCTGACGAAGAAGCGCAGGTAATCAATGTCATACAACAGACTAATGATGCACTACCTTATCTCATCACCCAACGCTGGGGTGTTGAGTTCAATGTGCCTTTATTATTAGAGGCAAAAATAGGCCCGAATTGGCTTGACGTGAAGGACGTAATCTGATATAACTATGCATCTTACAACTGAAAAGGAGTTAATAAACATGAACGATATTACAACGATTGATACTAATAACTACGCTGAAATGGCAAAGGCTATGGGTCTTGCTAACGAGGCACCTGCACAGAAGAAACAGGGTATGTTCCTTGCTCGTCTGCGCATCAACCACACACCTATCCTTGGTTCGGATACCATCAAGGTTAAGGGTGGTACATACAAGCTAGAGATTCCTGATGGCCCTACATACTACGCAGAGTCAGCAGTAATGCGTCCATTCCTACAACGCTTCATGTACAAGAAGTTTGTGATGGGCAATGGCGGCACACCTAATCGTTACGTCAAGACTGTTATGGCTGATACGCTTAACATGGACTTGAAAGATAACGATGGCGGCTTCAATTGTGGTAAGCCTTCTGGTTGGATTGAAGACTTCAAGTCCCTGCCAGATGCTACTAAGGAACTCATCCGTTCCATCAAGCGTGTACGTGTAGTGCTTGGTACAGTTGAGTTGGTTAATCCAAAGGATGCAGATGGTAATCCTGTAGACCTAGAAGCTACACCATTCATCTGGGAAGTAGAGAATCGTGATGCCTTCAAGACTATTGGTGGTGTGTTTACACAGCTTGCCAAGATGAAGCGTCTTCCTGTGCAGCACAATGTTACGTTGAATACTGAAGAGCGTAAGCTGCCTAATGGTAATAGCTTCTACTTGCCTAATACATCCTTGGACATCACTAACACAGTGGAACTCACGCAGGATGACCAGACAAAGTTTGCTGACTTCATGTCGTGGGTTACTAACTACAACGAGTACATCATCAATACTTACGCAGAGAAAGCGTCAAGCAAAAACGATATGGACTTGGATGAAGTAGACATTGACGGTGTGGTTGATGTCGAGTTTGAAGAAGAGGTAGCATAATGAACCATCCTGCTGAACTGGCACTGCATCAGTATCTTGAGAACGCTGTAACAGGCAAATCAAGTATGTCACAACAAACAATCAAACAGATTGGCTATGATGTGATGGCTGCTGCAGCACGTCAGTTCGGTGGGGGTAACAAGCGTGACAAGTTCGGTCTACGTATGTCAAACGTAGGTAGGCCAACTTGCCAACTCTGGTACGATAAGAACAAGCCAGAGGTAGCGTTACCCTTTCCGACAACATTCGTAATGAACATGATGATTGGTGACATTGTTGAAGCAGTGTTCAAAGGCATCCTTAAAGAAGCAGGAGTTAAGTATGAAGACACCGATAAAGTTTCTCTTGACCTTGGTGACGATAGCGTTTCTGGTTCTTATGACCTCATCCTTGATGGTGCAGTTGATGATATTAAATCAGCTTCAGACTGGTCATATAGAAACAAGTTTGAATCCTATGACACTCTTGCCAGCGGTGATGGCTTCGGGTATGTGGCTCAGTTAGCTGGTTATGCTAAAGCTGCAGACAAGAAGGCAGGTGGCTGGTGGGTAGTAAACAAAGCCAATGGTCAGTTCAAGTACGTACCAGCTACAGGTCTTGACGTGGATACCGAAGTGTCCAAGATTAAAGATACCGTAGATAAAGTAAAGGAGAACAAGTTTGAAAGATGTTTTGAACCAGTGCCTGAGACTTTTCGTGGCAAGCCCACAGGTAATAAAGTCCTTAATGACGGATGCAGATTTTGTAACTACCGTCACGATTGTTGGGATAGTCTTACTGAGCGTCCATCTGTAATGTCACAGGCCAAGAATCCGCCTACCGTCAGCTACATTGGAGATGTAATTGCTCCATAAGGCACGGCGTATGGCAATACGACATGGGTATCGCAGTGGGCTAGAACACAAGCTATCCATTTATCTTGATGAAAACAAGGTCAAATATGGCTACGAGGACATCAAGATTGAATGGGAAGACCTAGCCTACCGCACCTATACCCCTGACTTTGTTCTCGACAATGGTATTATCATTGAGACAAAGGGCAGATTCATGGCGGCAGATAGGCGAAAGCATATTGCTATTAAGAAGCAACATCCCAAGCTGGACATACGCTTTGTGTTTACTAACAGCAAGGCTAAATTAAGTAAGGGTGCTAAGTCTTCCTACGCAGACTGGTGCATCAAGCACGGCTTCAGATACTACGACAGGATTATCCCTGAAGAGTGGCTGAAGGAGAAGGGTAAAAACAAGCATCCAAAGTTTATTAAGTTTGGCGGCACGAAAGTAAAAAGGAGATAAGCATGAATATGATGGATAAATTATCTAAAGAAATACAAAACGAGGACTTCCTTATACGTGTCAGACCATTCGCTGATAACGATGGTAAGTGGTCAGGCGAAGTTGACATATCTATAATGGCTATGCCTGACAATCCTCTTGATGATGACGACTATTATCAGGTCATGCACTTTGCTAAGATGATGTGCGCTGCTGTTCCTGTCATGGAAGAGGTAGAGGAACTACGTAATATTGTTCACGAGTATGTCACAAAAGTTATTGACAACGAGATGGATATTGATGTAGAACTAGAGGAAGAAGCGGGTGTGGAAAAGACCTACGATGGTAATGTAGTACACCTTAACTTTAACACTAGAACAAAGGGGTCAGCATGATGAGACACGATTCATTTATGAAGAAGATGGAAGAGGCTGAAAAAGCAGGTAAAGAAGCATGGGGCAATGTTGATATGGTCAACAGTCCACCACACTACAACCAGACAGGCATTGAATGCATTCATGCTATCTCTGCTGCTACTGGTGATGGGTTTAAGTATTACCTGCAGGGTAACATTATGAAATACCTCTGGCGTTTTGACTACAAAGACAAGCCGCTAGAAGACTTGAAAAAAGCACAGTGGTATCTGGACAAGTTGATTGAAGAGGTAATGGCTAATGAAAGTTAAAATGTTTATTACCATTGACGTTGACGAGGAAGAGTATCCCGTCCCTGCTGATGGGCAGGTGGGCGAGGAGTTAGAAGAAAGCATCCAAGAATACTTTTACGATATTGACGGTGCTAACATTAGAAACATTAGAACGATTACGGAGTAAAGAGATGATAAGCAACACATTACCAACAGACTACCAGAACTTCATAGCCCTTTCACGCTATGCAAGATGGAAAGAAGATGAGCAACGAAGGGAGACATGGGGTGAAACAGTTACACGATATTTTGATTATATGGCTAATCACTTGGATAGCTATTGCGGTTACAAGCTACCAGATACACTGAGGGCAGAACTAGAAGAAGCAGTACTCAATCAATCAATTATGCCTAGCATGAGGGCATTGATGACCGCTGGGCCAGCACTAGACCGTTGCCACGTAGGTGGATACAACTGTTCATACGTACCAGTGGATAGCCCACGTGCGTTTGATGAGACTATGTACATCCTCATGTGTGGCACAGGTGTAGGCTTCAGTGTAGAACGTCATAACATTGA